TTTTTTTTTATAAACTCCTATCATATGTTGTCAGAAAGCAGAATACAAGATACATACTACATGTATCAAAGATGAATTGACTAGCAGAGCAACAGCATAGCAAGTGCATCATAGCTGTTTGCTCTATCTAACTTATCGTATCATTGCGTCACAACTTTAATATTATTTTATTGCTTTGAGTATTAAAGCTTTGTGCTTTGAGTCTGCAAGCTTATGCTTTAAACTTGTACAAGATAGCATTTCTATTTCTATCTTGCATGATGTACAAGATAGCACAACTGATTCTATCTTTGGTCATGTACAAGATGTATGTTTCCGCGCGATCTTTGGTCTTGTATAAGACTGGCAAGCTTTGCAATGTTCAAAGCAATAATGTGCGATCCCCCCTTTTACTTCGTGCGGGGGTTTTTGACACACCTATACACCAGCTATACCTAAACTGTTTCCTCTTTGGCGTTTATGCTTGGCACGCATGTCGGCTGCATCGATGTCTGTATTATCTTAACTGCATGATTCATCTTTGACTTTTGTTTACCCAAGCTGTTGACAAGATAGCCTTGCTGTATATAATGAACGTACATTATAAAGGAATGAATATGACACCCATTGAAAGACTCAAAGCGTTATTGGCTGGAAAGCTAAGTGCTTCGGTGCAAAAGCGTTATGATGAATACAAGCGAAGTATCGTTTGATTTCCCAGCCGGTACTTTTGAAAGCATAGTGTTTGAGACTCGTGGTGCGAGTGAGCTTAAACGTCTTAGGCCACTGCATTATGAGATTATATCCATGCACCTTGCTGGTGTCCGCAATAAGGACATTGCTAGACAGCTAGATTGTACCAAGGCTACAGTTGTTAATATAATACATTCTAGGCTTGGCCGTGAGGCCATTGAAGGGGCACTGGAAAAGTATTATGACGAGTTTCAAGAACTTGCGCCTAAGGTTGTGCAGGTTGTGGAAGATACTTTAGACAACGAGGATAATCCTGACTTGCGGCTGCGAGCTGCGGGCATGTGGATTAAAACGTCGGGCTGGGAACAACGTAGGAAGACAGTGCAAACTAGCGAAGATCAGGTTAAGAATATACTGATACAAGCCAACAACGTACAGATGAACGGATAATGAGTGCGGCAATACCCAAAGCGATGGTAGGCAGACTGCGTTATTTACGCAAGTTGTATGCAGAAGCCCAACGTAAGAAAAAACTTAAACAGCGTAAAGGTCAAGGTACGGCAGAGGACAAACATTATAGTAGAAAATTACCTGACAGTTATACGTCACCATCAGGCGCCCCTCTAAATATGGCTGGTACGAGGGGAGTAAGGTCTCGTTGGGCGACACCTACTAATAGGAAGAATATTGAACGCATGATTAAACTTTTAAGAAGCAAAAAGGATTAATATGGCAGCTAAAGTATTAGCACAGCAGGCGTATAAGCATGGTATTAAGCCAGCATGGACGCAGTTAAGAAATTGGGCTAGATTTGCATGGTCGAAAAAGTATCCCAATGTATATAATAAGAAACAGGGCAAGCTTGAGACATTGTACGGTAGTACATACAAAAATAAACAGGGTGGCGAGATGATTAAAACATGGAGAGGCGGTCATACATTTGTTCCGAAAGGTACGCATGGTAGCCATTCCATTTTTACGAGTCCTCGTAATATAACAAGTGCGGCGGGAACTACGGCTGCCTTTAACTGGGGGTTTGGAGGTGATGGACCTCCTACAAGTCAAGATAAACAGCAGAGTGGTGCATTCAGGCGTGAGGTTGTAAAGCCACATACTACTGCGCAAAAGATTAAAGTGGCCCCAGCGCCTACTAAAGGTGATACAAGCGGAACATCTGGCGGGGTCATGGGTCATCAAGGTTGGAAGAATAAAAGTGTTAACTATAACATAGGGCGTGCAGAGCAGAATTACGGTGGGGCAGGATACCACAGATGGAAGAAGTCTAGCCCGGCTGCACAAGAGTTTCGTAAGTTGTATCAGCACCATAAAGCTAAAGGCAGCAAGGTGTTCACTTGGAAGGGCACAGGTAAAAAGTATAGAGTTCCGTGAGCTGGTTACCAGAGGAATATGGACCTACGCATGTACAGGCTATTGAGCGTTTTCTAAAGATTAGTAATAAGTCTGGCAAGACAGTTCCATTTAATTTAAATACAGCACAGCAAAGAGTATTAGCGAGGCTAAGTGGAAGAGACATTGTACCCAAAGCAAGACAGCAAGGAATCACCAGTCTTTTCTTGGCGTGTTTTTTCCTGGATTGCCTGGCTTACGAAAACTTACGATGTGTTGTTATCGCACATGATGCCGACTCGACAGAAAGGCTTTTTCAGCGTGTTCACTTCTACCTCGACAACTTTATCGGAGAACAGATTGAAATTATCTCCAGCACAAAGCGAGAAATCAGGTTCGTTGCAACAAACGCAACCTTCTACGTCGAGACAGCAGGCAATACAAAATCAGGTCGTTCAGGAACTATTAATAGACTACTATGTTCGGAAGTAGCGTATTGGCCTGATCCGAAAACGATGACAGCTGGCTTATTACAGAGTGTGCCGGCAGAGAACTCTTTAGTTGTATTTGAATCGACAGGTAATGGGGCGCAAACATGGTATCACAGAAGATGTCTTACAGCACTTAATCCACGTTCGGAATACACACTACACTTTTTAAACTGGAAAGATTTTCCTGAGTATACAAAGAATTTAGATAGCAGCCAAGAGGAAGATGTTTATAGGTCATTGGATTTTGAGTATAATGAGCCAGATGTACTCGCACAGCATAATTTATCCGCAGGTCAGCTTGCATGGCGTCGTGGTAAGATCGACGAGATGGATGGGGATTTACGGCTTTTTAAACAAGAATATCCGCTAACACTGGATGAGTGCTTTCAGTCAAGAGGACAGTCGTTCTTTCACCGTGTTCCCTATGTGGATATCGGCACCAGGTGGAAGACCCATAGCGACTCTCATTACCTTAGTTATGATACCGAGCATCCTGTGCATGGTCATAAGTATGTTCTCGGTGCTGACATTAGTGGTGGTGTTGGCGGCGACTACTCTGTTGTTGAAGTATTATGCTTGGAAACTCATCAGCAAGTTGCAGAGTATGTGGACAACTTTACAAGTCCGGACGCCTTCGCAGATATTATAATATGGATAGCTAAGTTATTTAACAATGCACATGTTAATATAGAGACAAATAATCATGGTGGCGTTACAGCAACTGAGCTTATTAATAAGTATCCAAGAGATTTACTCTTTATGAAGACAGGTCTTACTGGCAATGTTTATGGTGTCGGTACACAGACTACACGCACGACCAAGTTAATGGTTATGGGTAATTTACGTAAATCACTTGCACAGGGTCTAAGCATCGTGAGTACGTATCTGCAGGGTGAACTTAACTCATTTATTGAAAAGCCGGTTAGTGATTTGTCTAGTAGATTGGAAGCTACCCAAGGCGCACATGATGATTCTGTGATTGCACTAGGTATGGCAAATGAGGCTTTAATGGCATTGGAAGAATTTTTAGCATATCAAGGTAAAGGCATACCAAAAGTTATCAATCCTGAGGCTGAGTTTACAATGAAGGCTATATTAGATAAGCATCGGCAAGCGGAATATCCCTGCACATCTGGCTTAGTAGGATACGCATGAGTAAGAAACTAATATACGATTTTACAAAGACTAGCACCAATGAATTGCTTAAATTAGTTAAGCAGAATTGGAGTAGATTACAACTAAGCAGAGATATACTGCAAGGTGGTACAAAGAAAAGAGCACATTGGCAGAATAGATTGGCCGGTGCTAGCCAAGAAAAGCATAGAAATACACGAGAAGGAGGCTTCTCACGCAGAACTTTCGCAAAGGTTAAAAAGATATTAGGTAGATACGATAGTAAGGGTAAAGATCGTACAGGTATTGGTGGTGACGCTCCAGATTATGGTGTGTTATATCCAGGTGCTGGCGGTAAGGCACGTCAACTTGAGAATACAATGTCTGAGGGCATTAAGTCAGGTATGAAAGAAGCCAGCAAAAAAGTACACTCATTTGCACGCAGTGTGCGGCAAGAGTTGGCGCCTCAGACAGCTGCCCAAGTTAAAGAGTTAAGAAGGCGTGGTGTTGATATTAAAAATGTTAAGCCCGATCCTATGGCTAGCCAGGCAAAGCGTTTAAAGAAGCAGTATTATCAGACATTGCGAACAGGTACTAGGAAGAAGAAACCTTATTAGATGGAAGTTTTATTTTTAAGCACAGGGCAAGGGCTCTCATTAGCAAGTAGGTTGGCGCAAGAAGGCCATACCGTACGTACATTTATATATAATGAGCAAGCTAACACAGGAGAAGGAATCTTCAAGCGTGTTTCCTCGTGGCGTCCCTATGTCAACCAGAGTGATCTTGTTATCGCAGATGATCCATACTTCGGATACAAAGAAGTTCGTTTCCAAAAAGCGCCGACTCAGGTACTGGGCTTATCTCGCTTCTTTACCCTTGCAACGGGCCGACCGGCAAATAAAAAGGCTATTTTATCGCTTACGGGTATGGAGGTCGGAAATAAGGTACCGGATTACTATGTTGAAGGATGGTGGAACGGTCGAAAATGGTGTACCCCGTTCTTGTATGTCTCATATCATTGGAACCTTGTGTCGGAAACTATGGGGCCTAGGCTTGGACCTATGGCAACAGTTTGCAAGCCGGTTACGGAACTTCCGCAAACAATCTTCGAGGGATTAAAGAATCTAAAGCCTGTATTCGAAAAGAGCAAGTACAGAGGGCCGGTTCGGGTAGGATTCGACGGTCGAACATTGTGCGATTTTCACGCAGGTTTTACCTTTGACAATACTGAGGCAATGCTACAAGGTTTCCAGCAGGATCCGCTTGACACACTTATAGAGGTTGCTGGAGGCATACGTTCTGATCTTAATTTAATTAATGAAATATATGTATCACTTAGAGTACAACGAATTGGATGGCCAACAACAAAAGACGATGAAATCCATGGATTGTTCGAGGCCAACATTAAACATTGTGGATTGGTCAACGTTAAGTATAAAGACGAACGCTACTTTGCTACACAGCGATTCGGACCTATCTTTAAAGTTACAGCTCGTGGAGAATCCACTAAGGGCGCTTTTTCAAGAGCAGCCAGAACTTTGCGAAATATTCGATTAGAAGATGCATTGTACCGAGAGGATCTTGTAAATACTTTTAAGTCGAAAGACTATGGTAAGTTTAACGAAATAGACAATATATGGAAGGATACGAAAGAGGGCGCCCGGACGTCGGCTGGTGGGAAGACCAAGTAAACGCTGGCGTTAAATTTAGAGAGCAGTGGGCCTCTGAGGAAAAGTGGACCATGTGGCAGTCATTTTACCGTGGTGATTATAATCCCGGTATACTGCCCAAGAATATTGTCTTTATGATGCTAAGGATGATGACGCCACGTATTTATTTTAGAAATCCTGGCATAAGCATAACGCCTAAGAAGCCTGGACCAGAGGCAGCAGCCGTTGCTAAAGTTATGGAACGAGTTAGCAACCAAATGATGGTTCATATGGGTGTAAAAGGAGAGAGTAAAAAACAGGTACAGAATGCCTTCTTTACAGGTACAGGAATCGGTAAGTTTGGCTATGGAGCTCAGCATACACCTACGCCTGATATTGAGGGTACTATGGCACCTTTAACGAAAGGAGGTGACAAGGTTGAGTTTACGCAGGGTATTATGGATAATATGCCCTGGTATCGCACAGTTGATACATCAAACTTTGTTGTGCCTTGGGGTTGTGATAGATTTGAGAATGCTTTCTTTACTGCGGAAAAAATATCACGCTATACGGATGATATTGTTAATGATCCAAGATTATCGCATAGAAAAGAGGTAAAAGATCAAGCATATAAAAAGAAAAACTATTACCACCCCTTTGCAGAGAGTCTTACAACAAACCCAAGAGAGAGTATTGATTTATGGGAAATAAGGGATAAGCGTACACAAAAAGTTTTCATTATTGCACCTACGATAACCGATAAAGTATTATATTTTGGTGATGATGAAATGCAGGTTGATAATAGCGTGCCGTATTTTCCAGTAGTCTTTAATCCAGATAATGCATGTTTCTGGGGTGTGCCCGACATTAAGATATTAGAGCCATTTCAGCGTGAGATTAACGAAATTAAGACGCAGATGATGAGGCACCGGCGCCTGTCAATCGTTAAGTTCATCGCTACGGCAACGGCAATCAGCGAAGATGAGGTTGCAAAGCTACTTGATGAAGACGGGCCCGGTCTTGTGCGTGTACTGGATGTTAATGGTATAAATAATATAGAAGTAGCACCGATTCCAGATAGTCTATTAAAGGCTGAGGATCGTATTATGACAGATGTTCGTGAGATTATGGGGCTGAGCCGTAATGAAGCTGGATCGTTTGGTGAGGGTAGTGCAGACAGGACAGCTACAGAAGTACAGGCCATAAGAGAGGCAGCCAGCATACGAGAAGACGAGCGACGAGATGTTATAGCCGACGCACATGTTAGTATGGTTAGATTAATGCATGAGATTATCTATAAGCATTGGAGTGACGAGCAAGTTGTGAAGGTTATAGGTCCTGACCAGCTACCTGTCTGGGTACGTTTTGTAGGACAAGAACTTGCTGGCTATAAGTTCTTTATTAAGATCGACCCAGATCAGTCTGTGGCTGAAACACGGGCTGTTAGGGAGGAGCGTGCCATACGTATGTATCAACTGTTACAGCAAAACCCTTTGGTTGATAGTACAAAGCTAACAAAGTATGTCATGGATAATATGATAGGCGTACAATTTGACGATATGTTACAACCGCAAGAAGGTGGGGCAGGCAGTGCGCCTGACAACCCTCTTGAGATGAATCAATTTGCACAACAATTTGAAGGACAAGTAGGCAATGCATAGAGAAAAAGGATATTTTAGAAATGGTAGAAAAAAAGGTGCCAGATCAAATCTGCACAATTTCCGGAAAAAACATTTGAATGTAGTAGGTCCGGAGCCAGAACCAGATCCCGATCCAGTAGCACCGATTGTAGAGGAAGAAAAGCCTAAGGCAAAGGCAGAAGTTAAAAAACCTGTAGCAAAGAAAGCCTCTAAGAAAAATGGCTAGCCCAAAAGCACTGCAAGAGGCGCAAATAACTGCTTCTATATTAGGTAATGTTACGGATACATTATCTGATGATATAAAGCCGATAGTTGCCGAATCTTCACATGCATATATTAAGGCATTGAATGAGATTGGGGCGCCTCAGCAGTTAGTTCAGCAGTATGTAATGAATGGTATTGAATCTGCCAAACAGATGCATGCACTTGGTATGAAGTCAGGGCAACTTAAGAAGTATCTTGAGGAAGAGAATGTTAAGGCTATACAAGATGTAATGAATCAGCGGGATCAACAGCAGATAGCGCAAATGGAAGAGCATCGTAACCGTATGCAGTATGCGGCAACGCAGGATGCGATGTTACAATCACTCGATCAAGGGCAAAATGTCAGACAGTCCCCAGTTAGCCCAACAGGCGTATAAAAAGAGCCTAAAGGCTGGACAGCAGAAAAGGTCAGTACGTAATGCGGCACTTAGCCCAAGTAATGTACAGTCTTTACTGGAGAATAATCCTGCGGCTAAGGCTCGTTGGAGGAAGTCTCAAAAATCTGTGAAAAAACTAGGTAGCGACCAGTTAAAATATAAGCAAAGTGGTGACAGACATTTAATGCGTGGTGCCTCACAGAGGGCTGCCAAAACAGCAGGTGAAGCTTATAATAAGACACTTGGTAATACGGCAAAAGGTGGCTTAAAGTGGGTACTTAAAGGATTGTCAGGTCCTATAGGATCAGCTATTGCGGCGGCAGAAATGATGCTTTCATCAAGTAAGGCAAATGAAGGGGAGAAAGAGTATTTAAAATCCTCAGATGTGGCAACATATTACATGAATTATGGCAGTTTTCCGCAGGGTGCATTTCAGCATAAAGATGTTAATCCTGGCATGGTTATTGAAATGATACGAGAGTGGGCAGGGCATGATGCTTTTGCAAATAGCCAGGGTTTGCCGTCTGACAACGTAGCAAGAAATGAACAATCTATGTGGGGGCAGGCACAGAAAAATATGCGGGAAAATATGGAACGTAAATCAGATCAGTATTATAAACCTAGAAACCCTACACCCCCAAAGCAGGAGAATAGAAATAAATAATGCCTAATTATGATTACGACTGCACCGAGTGCGGTCACAGTTTTGAGGCTAATGTGGACTATGGGATGCGTAACGATGTAGATTGTAAAGCATGTGATAGTCTGGCTACGATAGTATGGCGCAAGTCTCAAAAACCAGTTCTCTTTAGGGAGGACAATTATCAAATTGAATCAGGTAGTCGTGAGGGCGTAAGATGCTCGTCCAAGCGGCAATTGCTTGATGCAATTAAGTATGCAAACGATAGCAATCCTAACCCAGTAGAGGTTACAAGCGAGTATTATGGCTGAAGCAACGATAGTAATTAAGTTCAGGCCCACAGGCGCGGGCTTTAATCTCGACATTAAGTGCGAGAACGCCTATTTGATTGGAACTGGTAAGTCTGAATATATAGCAAGAAAGCTAAGAAAGGCTATACACCAGCAAAGGTATCACTCTAAACCACCGATAGAAAAGGAACAAAATGTCCGAAGAGCAAGCACAGCAAAGTCCTGAGATGGCGCAATTGATGCAAATAGTGGAACAACAAGGTCAGCAGATTTCAGCCCTGACACAACAGCTCCAGTCAACTAATGACAACTTTAGTAGTTTTACGGAAGCTATGGAGCAAGCAGAGCCAGAACCTGACAGTGTTCCTTATGCGTCTGAAGAGGAACTTGAGAGTATGACTAATGCCCAGCTTTTAGCACACGCGGAGAATAGAATGGGATTGGCCATACAGAACGCTGTAGGGGCAGCGATGGAGCCGGTTAGTAATGATTTAGCTGCAACACAACAATTTATGCAGAATAATAATGTAAACAGCGAGATCAATTCAATGGCTCAGCGTTATCCAGACTTTCAACCGCTTGCTAATGAAATAGCAGACATTATCCAAGATCGTGCAAATAACGGTTTTAGCATCTCTATGGAGGATGCCTATCAGATTGCACGAAGTAATAATCCCGATACGGTAGCACAGGTTCAGCAGGAACTAGCTCCTGCACAGCCAAACCTCGCTGGTGGACTTCTGCCTACGAGTCGAATGATAGGTGAGCAAGCCTCAGCTCAGGATCTTGACTTTGATAATGCTTTAGATAAGGCATTTAAAGAGGAAATATCTGACCAAGGCTTAACTAACTTGTTTGATGAATCAGGTATCTCGGTAGTCGAGACGCCTAACCAACAATCCTAACATAGGAAATTATTATGGCAGCTGTTC